AGATATTAATGAAAAAGGCAGTTTGACTACTCAGCTACTAATTATTACAGATCATATTGTTAATTTACGTAAACCAAAAGTAGTTATGGATAGATGTATTTTAGATGCATTAGTCTATACTCGTTGGTTATGTGATTATAATCCTGGTATACCACATTGGGTTTATGATTATTGTGATAATGTATTTAAAAATTATATTAATCAATATGATATTATATTTTATCTAAAGCCTGAATTTGATCTGGTTAGTGATGGAGTAAGAAGTGATAATACAGATTTTAGAGATGATATAGCAGATTTATTTGAAACCTACATTAACAATTATGGTGTAGAAGTTGTGGAATTAACAGGTACGGTAAAACAAAGAGTTAAACAAATTAAAAAAGCAATTAATGAGCACACAAAGTCAAATTAATGATATAGCGGGAACGCTATTAGGTAAAAGAGGAGGAGAAGGATATTCAACAACTTATGATTCTTCTCTATTAGTTCGTATTCCTAGATCTTTAAATCGGGAAACATATAAAATTGATAATAAAAATCTTCCATTTGTAGGAGGAGATGTCTGGAATGCATATGAAGTATCAGCTATTACTAATACTGGACGACCAGTATCAGGTGTAATGAAGATATGGTGTAAAGCAGATTCTAAATATCATGTTGAATCTAAGTCAATTAAATTATATCTTAACTCCTTTAATATGACTCCTTTTGGAGACTCAGGAGAAGAATGTATTAAGATTATTGAAGATACAGTAAGAGAAGATTTATCTACTTTATTAGAAACAGAAGTAGAATGTAAATTATTTACTAGAAATGATAGTCTTAACTTTGATGTTTTTAGTGATTATGATGAGTTAGAGGATTTAGTAGATTTAGATAATATAGATTACTCTAATGATAAATTACAAAAATTAGATCTTAGTAACTCCACAGTAAAAGATTTTACTCCAAGATTAAAAGTTCGTACTAACCTTCTGAGAAGTAATTGTCGAGTAACTAATCAGCCGGATTGGGGAGACTTATTTATTTTTATTAAAGGTAATGAAGAAGATAGTGTATTTACTCTAGATAGTTTAGCTAGTTATATTGTATCTCATAGAGAGGTAAATCATTTTCATGAAGAGATTGTAGAAATGATCTTTAAAAAATTATATGATGAATATAATCCTAAGGAACTAATGGTATGTGCAATGTATACTAGGAGAGGAGGACTTGATATTAATCCTATTCGATCTACTCATGAACATCTTATACCAGGTGCATTTAGAACCATGAATAGCTTAACTCATAAAACACTACGTCAATAATGAAATGTAAACGATTAAGAAGTTACGAAAAGCCGTTACAAGTACTTGAGTTATATACTGCAGTTCAATCTGAGGGTTCAAGACAAGGATACCCTACTATTGTAGTTAGAACTTCTGGTTGTACACATAGATGTTTTTTTGGTGAAGGAGGATGGTGTGATAGCTGGTATACATCTATTCATCCGGAAAAGGGTACATTCTGTTTTAATGATATTATTAAAATGTATGATGATCATCCTCATATTAAAGAAATGATGTTAACTGGTGGTTCACCAACTATGCATCCTGCTTTAGTAAATGAATTAACTCATTTTGCTAATGAGAGAGGAATCTTTATTACTATTGAAACTGAAGGATCTCATTTCTTAGAAACTGATTATCCTATTAATTTATTATCTATTTCACCAAAGTTTAGTAATTCTATTCCAGTAGTAGGAGCAAAAACTCCATTAGGAGAGATAGTAGACGAAAAGATGATCATTAAACATAATAGTAAACGATTGAATAAAGAAGCAATCAAAGCTTCTATTGAATATCATAATGATTATCATATCAAACCGGTACTAGATAAAGAGCTTAGTATTCTTCCGGAAGTGGAAGAGTTGATTAAAGAGTTAGAGATACCGGATGAGAAGATTTGGTGTATGCCAGCAGGAGATGATATACCTGCATTACAAGAATCTTATCCTATTGTAATGAATTTTGTTAGAGATAAAGGATGGAGATTTACTGGTAGAAGTCATATCATGGCTTTTGGTACTGAAAGATGTGTTTAATATATTAAAAATAAAAATATGCAAGATAACGGAAATAAGGAAAAAAAATATGAATGGATAGGAGATGTTAAGTCTTATAAAGAACCGGAAGATAATGAGCATTCGATAAAGTATAATGAACCGGATAGAGAATATGATTGTACATATAATCCTACAAAAGCTGATATCGAAACCTTTCCTGATCTTCAAAATGGACCTTCTTCCCTAATCCAAGGCTCTCCAGTAGAGATACAACAAGTAGGTATTCACAACTTTAGATTACCACTTAAGTATGAAAAACGAGGAGGAGGAGATATTGAATTAGAAACACGAGTAACAGGAACTGTTTCATTAGCAGCTCATAAGAAAGGTATTAATATGTCTCGTATTATGAGATCTTTCTATAAGTTTAAAGATGATTATGTATATGATAAGTTAGATGATATTCTAATGAAGTATAAAGATAATCTAGATTCATTTGATGCTAAGATTGGATTACATTTTTCATATCCTATCTTACAACCTTCTTTAAGATCCAATAATTCTGGTTACCAATACTATAATGTAACTTTAGAAGGTAATATTGATCATAAAGGTAACTTTAAAAAGATCTTACATTTTGACTTTGTTTATTCTTCTGCTTGTCCTTGTTCTTATGAATTAGCCGAGCATGCAAGAAAGTATAGAAATAAAGCAACGGTATCTCATTCTCAAAGATCGGTAGCTAGAATATCAATAGAGTTTGATAAAATTGTATGGATAGAAGATCTACAAGAGATGTGTGCTAAAGCTCTCAAGACCGAAACGCAAGTAGTAGTAAAGAGAGAAGACGAGATGGCCTTTGCCGAACTTAATGGATCGTATCTTAAGTTCGTTGAAGATGCTGCTAGATTATTATATGAGCAATTATCCGAGGATAAAAGAGTAAAAGATTTTAGAGTAATATGTTCTCACCAAGAGTCATTACATTCTCATGATGCGATATCGGTTATAACAGCACCAAATAGTGAGTTTAGTGGAGATATATCACATGAGTTATGGTCCAGTTTAATTCATATTTCGTAAAAAGTTTTAGTAAAAAGAGTAGAAAAGTCGACGAAAAATCGCTATCTTAAGATTATAAATAGAATAAATATATATGGAGTATCAATATAGTAGAAGAGATGATTACGTACCGTTTATTTCGGAGGTAGAACAATTTAATGATGCCTTTAACAAGCCCAACAAGTATACCCCTAATGTTCCCGAGAAGGAGCAATGGATGTTTGTTTATAACTTTATCTTAGAGGAGTTAAATGAGTATAAAGAAGCATGCGAGAAAGGAGATGTAGTAGAGGTCTTAGATGCATTAGCCGATATTACTTATGTTGCAACCGGTAATGGTGTAATGCTACATGGTCTTAAAGATCACTTTGAAGTAGCTTATGAAGAGGTACATCAATCAAATATGTCTAAGCTATGTACATCATTAGAGGAAGCCGAAGAGACGCGCGACCTGCGGTCCGAACAACAAGGTGAACCATGTCATATTGAAGAGAATGGAGACTACTGGGTTGTACTTCGATCAAGAGATCGTAAGGTTATGAAGTCGGTTAACTATTTTAGACCAAACTTAAGTGGGATATTGAATGAGCCGATTATCTAGATTAGAAATAGGTGAGTAATAAATTTTTACCTAATCTAACCCCAAAAGAAATTATTGAAGCGGGAGCATTCGGTGGATGTTATTTTGGTGTAAATGTAAAGATTACATCTAAAATAGATTATGATTTATTATTCGAAAGTACATTACAAGGTGTAGATAAGTCTCTTTATTTATCAAAATTGTATGATATAAAGATAAATAAATTTAAGACGAATGCCGGAATGGATTATCAATATTGGTGGGATAAAGGATGGATTCATGAAGATGATCCATATGGTTGGGTTGAATGGTATTTAAAATATAATGCAGGTCGGAGACACTCTGATGATTCACGTCAGATAAAAAGATGGAATGACTTTTGTGGATTAAAAGGACGGTGGCGAAAAGCTATCTATAAGAAGATACACGAATCAGGAGATTGGAATGTATCACCAAGAATTCAACAAAGTCTTTTACATTGGGGATATCAAGTTAATGAAACTGATTATCAACTATATTTAAATTCATTAGGATAATAAAAGAATATTTCTTATATTAATAGACTATGCAAGAACAAAAAGTATTGCCATATAAAAAATGTTATGCCGAAAAGAAGAGAGGTAATAACTATTTAATTCATCTTTGGGATGATGGAGGATATCAAGAACTAGAGTGGCGTAATTATGCTTACAAAGAATCTGATTATGGTGAGTATAAAGGTTTTAGAGGTGAGAAGTTAGAGAAGGTTTATAAATGGGATTATGAAGATAAGACTATTCACTATCATGATATGCAACCTGCTCAAAAGTTTCTGATCGAAACCTACGGTACTAATGATGAGTCTTCAACTACACATAAAGAATTATTTTTCGATATTGAGATTGAGATTGGTGGACGATTAACTCAAGAATATATCCGTCAAGCTCCAATGCCTTGTACCTCTATTGCTTGGTATGATAAATTTAGAGATAAATGGGGTATCTTGATTCTAGATAAACTAGGTAAGATGCAATACTCTGAAAAGGGTAATAAAGAGATTATACCTGTTCGTACTGAAAAAGAGTTACTTGCTAAATGGGTTGAACGTATTAGAGAAATGGATCCAGATATCTTGATTGGTTACAATAGTGATCATTTCGATATTCCTTATCTATATTTCCGTATCTGTAATGTATTAGGTGAAGAATGGGCTATGGCTATGTCTCCTATTGGTATGGCTAGAGATATATCTCAATGGTCTAGAGAACGTACTATTGAGTTTGCTGGCTTAGAAACTTTGGATTACTTACGTCTACATAAGCAGTTCTCTATGAGAGAAGAACCTTCTTATAAATTAGATAGTATTGGTGAGAAGTATGCAGGATTAGGTAAGATAGAGTATGAAGGTTCTCTTAATCGATTATTCGAAGATGATATTGATAAGTTTATCGAATATAACTTTCGAGATGTTGAGATCTTAAAAGTATTAGATGAGAAGTTAGGATATCTTGATTTAACTAAAAACTTATGCCATAAAGGTAAGATTAACTATCATCAGGTTCATTCTACTTCAATAGTACATGATGGAGCTATTTCTGCTTATCTTTTATCTAAAGGTATTATTCCTCCTCGTAGGGAACGTAATAATAAATTAGATCGTAAGATTGCTGGTGGTTATGTATTCTGTCCTACTTCTGGATTATACAATTATATCTTTGACTTAGATTTAACCTCTCTTTATCCTTCTATTATGATGACTCTTAATATGGGTAAGGAAACTATGATAGGAAAGATATATCATGGTGATGAGAAGAATAATCGATTAGGATTAAAAGATCTAAAAGAAATGCCTCAAGAGCTAAACGTTAGGGTACAAAATCATAAAGGTCAAACTAAGATGATGGAAGTATCTAAACTCATTAAGTTTATTGAAGATATGGATATCGCTATAGCAGCTAATGGTGTAATGTTCTCTAAAGATAAACCCTCTGTATTCTCTATACTATTAAATGAATGGTTTAATGAAAGAGTACGTTATAAGAATCTAATGAAGAAGTATAAAACTGAAGGTAATAAAGCTATGACTGCTAAGTACCATACAATGCAGTATACAATTAAGATCTTACTTAATTCCTTATTCGGAGCTACAGCTATGAATGGCTTTAGGTATGGTAATATACTTATTGGTGAAGCTATTACTTTAACAGGTCAACGTATCATTCAAGAATCAGCTTTAGAGATTAATAATACCTGTCATAAATTACTTTCTGGTAATATAGATAAAGATGTTTTTATTAATTAATCTATATTTATAATAATAAAAATTAAGAATAACTATGTCTAATTTTGACTTGAATGATTTTCTTTATAATAATCCCTTATTTGAAGAGGAGGATAAAAAAGCAGATAAAGAAATCGAAGATGTATTTAAAGATGCAATCGAAGACTTTGCGGACGATTTACCAAATGTAAAAGCAGATGTTAAAGAAGCGGCTCCTATAGTAGTAGCTGGTGCTAGTTTAGCAGTTCCGGAAATACTTAAAATTATAGGAAAGATCACTAAAAAGTTCTCATCTGTAATAGGTCGCTCTGGAAATACAGGAGAAAAAATTCTAAAAGTAGCGGATAAGCTTCACCATACACTTACAGGTATAATTAAAAAAGCACTAAGAGCTATGGGTGCTAAAGAAGGTTCTACTCTTGATAAAATAGTAGACGGACTTTATCATATTTTAGTTGCATCATTAATGCTTGCAAGTGGAGCAGGAGCAGTAAAAGGTTTTAAAGCAGGAAAGATAGCCCTCTCCTCTTTAGAAGCAGCTTTAGCAGCAGTTAAATCAAACGAAGTAGGAAGATTCTTACAAGACTTAATCGGATCAGGAACAATAGGAGAAATGAAACACGAAACATACGGATCAGGAGATAATGAAATTATGCAACTAGCAGCAGATGTAGTAATGGGAAGAATCAGCTATAAAGATGCTAAAAGAAAAGCATACGGAACTAAAGAGCTTCAAAATGCTATTGAAGATATTGAAGCAATAACTGGTAAATCAGCACCTAATTATAGTATAGAAGATCAAGTACCTATTCACCGTAGAGAGGAGGATGAGGTCTATGATGCAGATGCTGAACAAGATGATGAAAATGTTGGTATGGGATATGATGATGAAGGAAGACCATTAGGAGAAGATAAAGATCCTCAACAAATTGAAGCTGAGAGAAGAATGAGAGATGAAGCAATGGTTTATTATATTGGTAAATTATTAGATAAAGAAATTGATAAACTACCAGATAATCCATTAAAAGCATATTTAGATATGCTGACTCAAGATCAAATGGATCATGATGCAGAAACTTTAAGGAGAGAAATAGACGAAAATAAAA